ATGTTCAAATGAAATTAGCTGAACACAACTTAGACCGTATAAGAATTGATTTGAGAAACGCTGAAAGTTCTAACTTCTAACCACTTACTCACAACATTCTACCCATGCAACACACATCAACCCAACGAGACAGGCTTCAATCCCACTTCAACAACGGAGGCAAGGTCACACGTCTAACCGCATTCATTGACCTCGGAATCTGCGAACTATCTTCACGCATTGGCGAACTTGAGAAGTCGGGGTTTCCTATCCATCGGCAAATGATCCACATCGTAAACCGTTACGGTGAGACTGTTAGAGTAATGGAGTATCGGAAGGGGGAATAAATCTTTTCTGAACCGAACGAAAATAATCGTATATTGCACCGTCCAACTGACAACGGACAACCTTTATCCAGCTATGACAACAACATTTTTTAAGGGGTAAAAACAACGATAGGACTTAGCTGGAGCTACCTATTCGTTTACTGGCTTTGTCAGCCAGCCCCTTATTTTTTCGCATGACAAAGATCAGCGTATTCTACGGATTACCAAAAAAAGATACACCTCACATGGCGGAGGGTATTATGACAATTTCAGACTTTCTTAACCATGTCAAATATGGAAAATGGAAAGACCAAATTGAAGCCGTCCGTGCTATTGAGGACAAGAAAGCACGTGACAGGGTAAAGGCCAATTTACCATCAGTTACAATAGCTGGACTATTCAAGCAGCGAAAGGCTGAGATGATCATCGAGCATAGTGGTTTCATTGCCATTGACATTGATGGCTTTAATGATAAGGCCGCGTTATTATCAGACCCATACACCTACGCTTTATTCTATTCAGCAAGTGGTCGAGGTATTGCGGTAGTTGTAAAAGTGAATGGTGAAAAGCATAAGGAAAGCTACCGTTGGCTTTCTAATTACTACTATTCAACATACGGGATTGCGGTAGATGAAGCACCAAAATCACCCGCCTCACTAAGGTATGTGTCATACGATCCCGACATCTATATAAACGAACGGTCGAAAAAGTCAGGTGCTAAATCAGAACCAAAGTCACGCGTACCTTCACTACCCATAGTTCTGCCATCTAATGTTGCAGCCGAAATGTGTCAGGAGGCTGTTGGACTTGGAATAGACCTTGCACCTGATTATGAAAGCTATTTTAAGTTGGGAGTTTCTTTGGCCGCTGGATTCGGTGAAGATGGACGCGGAATGTTTCACCTTTTATGCGGTGTATCGCCTAAGTATAACAGCACACAGGCGGAAAGAAAATACACCGAATGTATTAGAACGGCATCCAACGGAAAAATATCAGTAGGAACATTCTACTGGATGCTTAAACAAGCTGGGATTCACGCACCTAAAACAAACACACGGGCAGTTCAACTGGCAGCAATGGGCAAGAGGTCTGGGCGTGACGTTAGTGGGGTGGTTCAACAACTTGTTGAAATGGAGGGTGTTCCACGCGAACAGGCCGAACTGGTTGCAAAAGAGGTTTATGATCGAGAGGATATTGATTTACGCAATGTTTCAAATGACCCTGAAAACCTTATCGAAGGAATCATGGAATGGGTTAGGCAGAACCACCCGATCAGGAAGAATGTAATAACCCAAAAACTAGAAGAGAACGGTACGGAAGTTTCATCTGAACGGCTCAATAGCATATACCTACGCGCTCGGCTTATGTTCAACTCAAAGGACGTTACATTCGACCTTATAAACCGCGTTATTTTTAGCGACTTTACAAATGAGTTCAATCCAATACACGAATACATCGACAAGAACAGATACCGAAACGGAGGCGGCCACATTGATGCGTTGATACGAACCGTAAAAACAGACAGCCCGCACGCAGATATTTTTATCCGCAAATGGTGTTTAGGGTGGGTTGCAGCTATTAATGGGCATCCAGTTAGGTCTGTTCTAACTTTAGTAGGTGGTCAGAATACAGGGAAAACTGAATGGTTTAGGCGAATACCTCCACCTTCACTTCGTAAGTATTACGCAGAATCTAAACTTGACGCTGGCAAGGACGATGACATTTTAATGTGTCAGAAACTTTGGGTGATGGATGATGAAATGGGTGGCAAATCAAAACAGGATGAGAAGCGATTTAAGGAACTAACATCAAAGTCAACATTCAGCCTCCGCGCACCTTACGGACGGCACAATGAAGACTACAAGCGGTTGGCGATTCTGTGCGGAACATCAAACGAAGAAGACATTATCAACGACCCGACAGGCAATACCCGAATACTTCCTGTCAAGGTTTTGAGTATAGACCATGAAGCATACAACGCCATAGACAAGGACGAACTATTCATGGAGTGTGTTCGGGCATTTGAATCTGATGAGGAGTGGCAGCTTAATAAAGAAGAACTAAGGATGCTCGATGCTATGGGTACTGATTTTGAAACCACTCCATTTGAGCGCGAGTTGATACTCAGGTTCTTTAGGCCACGGCAAGGCGGTGATATTGCTTCTCACATGAGTTCTACCGACATAAAAGACCATATCGAAACAAGGTCACGTCAGAAGATACTACGATCTAAACAGTTCGGAATTGAGTTGAAAAGGATATTCGGTGAGTCTTTTAGCAAGCGAGTCAACGGTTTTCCGACAAAAGTCTATGAGGTTTACCGATTACACGACAACGAAGCTACTACACACGAAAGCCGCGCTACCATTGGGATTGATGACTTTGACGCATTCTAATGTAGTAGCGTAGTAGCGTAGTGTATAGACATCAATGACAGCCTCTTTTAAATACGATGTGAATATTAACGATACTACTCTATATACTAAATATTAAATTTTATAAGTTACACTACTACAAAGCCCTGAAAGCCGCGCTACCATTGGGAAAAAGCGTAGTAGGGTGAAAAGTTACAACGCTACTACACGCTACTACACATGATCAAACTCAGACAATATCAAACAGAAGCAATAGACCAACTGCGGGGAGGTTTTCGGCAAGGACATCAACGGCAGGTGCTGTGCCTTGCAACAGGAAGTGGGAAGACGGTCATATTTTCTGAAATGGTATGCCGAGCGGCTGCGAAAGGAACAAGGACGTTGGTGCTAACCGACAGAGTTGAACTTTTTGGACAAACAATGAAAGCGTTAGGGCGAGTTGGCCTGACACCTCAGTTGATCCACGCTAAAGGAAACGATACAATTGACCCGTTTGCATTGGTTAGTGTTGGAATGGTAGAAACCGTAAAGCGAAGAGTAGCCAAGGGCGCAGAATTAGCACCTCAAATGATTGTAATTGACGAGGCGCATAAGGGTAATTTCACAAGGATATTGGAAATGTTCCCAAACGCTATGATAATCGGGGCAACTGCAACTCCAGTAGGCAAGCACTTTTATAAGTATTATACCAATATTGTACAAAACACGGACATTCCAGAACTCGTTGAACTTGGTTACTTGTCAAGATGTCGCGCCTTTCAGATGCAGGATGATTTAAGCGACCTTGAAACGAAGGCAGGGGAATACACCGATGATAGTTTATTTGGTCACTTCAATTCTCAGAAACTATTTGACGGAGTTATAGACCAATATAGATCGAAGGCCAACGATAAGAAAACAATCGTATTCAACGTGAACATCAAACACGCTGAAAACATGACCAAGGCTTTCAATGACGCGGGCATAAGGGCTGAATGTGTGACAAGCAATACACCAAAAGACGAACGATCAAGGATACTTAACGCCTTTTCTAATGGGCATTTTCCAGTATTGAACAATTGCGGAATACTTACTACGGGATATGATGAACCAACAATCGAATGCGTAATAATGAACCGAGCGACAAAGAGCCTACCATTATGGCTTCAATGTTGCGGACGTGGTTCAAGAACCATTCAGGATGTCAAGGATGAGTTCATCGTTCTTGATTTTGGAATGAATCACGACCAGCACGGTATGTGGGCAGAAGCGCGTAAATGGAAAATAGAGCCACCACGCAAGAAAAAAAAGGCTGACACCGCTCCAGTCAAGGAGTGTCCGAAGTGTCAATCACTTGTATTCGCATCTGCACGAACTTGCCGTTACTGCAATCATTCGTTTCCATTTGAAGCAAAGGAACTTTCAGAAGGGAAGATGGTTGAGATGTCATTACGCATACCAACAAACCTTGAAGGTCGAAAAATCAGTAGCCTTAATTTATTGGAGTTGATAGAACTTGAGCGATCAAAGGCTTACAAACCAACTTTCATTTGGAGGGTAATTAGGTCAAGGGGCGAACAGTCAATAAAAGACTATGCGTTAGTTAAGAAGTATTCAAGCGGATGGGTTTATAGACAGAAACAAGAAATGCACAATTCACAATTTAAAGACTACGTACTAAGATGAGCGACATAACAGAAGCTAGACTTCAATCAGATTGCTTCATGTGGCATTGGAACACCCGACCAAATGAACGGGGATTGCTTTTCATGGTTCACAACAGCCCAAAGAACGCAATAGACGGGGCGCGGCTTAAAGCAATGGGGATGGTGGCAGGCGTTTCGGACATGATCTACCTGCGCGATGGGTTGCCTCCTTTGTGTATCGAGTTAAAGCTACCCGATGGCATCCAGTCAAAGGCTCAGAAGGAATGGCAGAAGGTTGTCGAATCAGTTGGCTGCGAGTACGTGATCATTCGCAGCTTGTCCGAGTTCCAAGACCTTATTTAGAATCATTCCAAATTAGCCAACACGCATACAACGGAACAAAAGAATAATTATTTTTACCGAAACAATTAAACAGAGAACAGATGCCAAATTACAGAAACGTGTATAAGTCCGACCACTTAGGGGTTGTTGACTTGGAAGAATTGGTCGAACAAGGTAAGCCGCTTGTGTTCACCGTGACGAAAGTCAAACAAGAAGAAGGCGCGATGGTCGCAGGGTCGAAGGGCAACTTCAACATTGCCTACTTCAAAGAGGGTATAAAGCCGTTAGTTCTCAACGCTACCAACGCCAATACCATAAGAAGGCTTGGCGGTTTCGGAACAGACGTGGATACTTGGACACCGATATTGGTTGAACTCTACATTGATTCATCCGTCAAGATGAAAGGTCAGGTAGTTGGTGGCGTTCGAATAAGGACAACAAGCCCAACTCCACGGGTCGAAGTATCGGATACTTTAGCCATCGCTGCATTAGGCGCGGCAACTGACCTCGGGCAGCTTAACGCAATATGGAAAGGCCTTAGCGCAGACGAAAAGAAACTAGCTACCGTGATCAAAGTGGCACAGGATATTAAAGTTAAACTAGCTGAGAAATGAAACCACACTTCAACATAGAACAAGGGTCGGACGAATGGCATTTGATCCGACAAGCAAAGGTAGGCGGCTCAACATCAAGCCAACTTCACGTAAAGTCAGATACGCTACTGGAGCAGCTACTTTCAGAAATGGCCGAACCATTCCAAATACCTGACAACTACGTGTCCTTCGATATGCAACGGGGCAAAGACCTAGAGCCGTTTGCCGTTGCCGAAGTTGCTAAATACACGGGGCTGTCTTTCATGCCGGTCGGGTGGCTTCAATCAGATGAGTGCGAATTGATAGGCGCAAGTCCTGACGCGATAACCGAGGACATGACCGAGATAGTTGAGGTCAAGTGTCCGAACGCCAAGACGCATATCAGCTACCTTCGTGCAGGGATAGTTCCAATAGACCACGTTGATCAAGTGGTGCATTACTTCGCGGTTCATCCCGAATTACAGAAGGTTCACTTCGCATCATATCGCCCCGAATGCATCAAGCCGTTGTTCGTTAAGACCATAACAAGGGACTCGGTTGTGAATGTCGGGACGAAGGCGAGGCCAGTCATGTTATCAGTTGCCGATTACGCTAAAGAGAAGGTAACACTTGCCCAATCATTGACGGTCAGATTAAAAGAAGAAATCAATAAACTAAACGAAATATGAAGCAGTTAAAAGGTACTATTCACAGCATTACCCCGATTGAAACGGTCGGGTCTAACGGAACTCAAAAGCGGTCGGTTGTGCTGACTACGGGTGACCAATACAACCCATACGTTGCTATCACATTCATGGGCAAGTCAATTGACAAGGCGGCTAACCTCCGAGTAGGGCAGGACGTTACGATTGACGTGAACATCGGCAGCCGAGAATATAACGGTAAGTGGTTTACCGAAGTAAGCGGATGGAAGGTTGAAGTTCAAACGGATGAGTTGCCATGACAAAGAACAACGACCAATTCCGAGAACTAATGCACAGGCACAATGACAACATTGACTTAGCCGTAGCCGAACTTCATCAAGAGTTGATGGTGACCATGTTTGAAGGTCGAATGAAGGAGGGCAAATTCAAACCACCCGTCAAGGATGTGTTTCTCGAAGTGTGCCGAGAGTTCACCGTTACACCTGAGATTGCATTGGCTAAGACGCGGATATCTTACGCAACCACACCGCGCCACGTTATTCGATGGTACTTGACCAGACGGCTTGAATTGACTGGACACCTAACGGCAAAGGTCACTAACAGCGTCAACCACGCTACGGTAATTCATTCGACCAAACAAGTTGACAATTGGATGCGAACAGATTTAGCGTTCAAAGCAAAAGTGGATAGGATAATCAACAGGC